CGTCCCCAGTGTTAAACAACACGTTCCCTCCAGAAAAGAAATCTTTCGGTGATCTTGAGGTGTTCCCTGTTGTTTCGCGCATGTACCGTGTCCAAGCAGCAATGAATGTGCCCTTAAATCCCCAACCGTTGTCCCAAGATGTGGCATTTTCCCCAGTGCCTCCTCCTCGATTCTTTTCGACAACGTTATAAAGGATTGGTATGTTCTCGTGTATGGTAGCCAACCATGTCTCCAGATCTTCCATTGATTTATACTGTCGCTGCGGGCAGGCCACTTTTCCTGAGGCAGGAGTGGCCCTCGCAGACATGTACAACGGTGATAAATACGTAAACTCTCGTACCCCATGTTGATTGATACGCGTAACTTCTAATTCGTCCTTACAGAGAATGATGCGACCTCTGTAAAGGGAATGGATGGGGTGGGTTAAGTTGAGATGTTTTTCATGGCCATCATACATGAGCTCGTGGGCTATATGATTTAGTTCATGTGCTGGGATGAACCGGCGTGGTTGTTGTTGCCACAGTTGTTGTATGATGTTTTCATCATCTATAATGACCGAAACACTGTTATTGTAGTTTCGGGCAGTTTCATTAAAGATGAAAGAGTGCTGTAAACTATCATACTTTGCCTGGAGGACTGAAGCGTGTGGCGCGCCGTTGAATCCTCGTTGGGCTAACCTCCCTAAAATTTCGTATGTGAAAGGCTTAGTTCGGGAGTCATATTCTGTTGCGTCAGCATTCGCGAATACTCCATGACCATCCTGCTGGGCTCGCAGGAGCTTGTTAAACAGGAAGATCATGTTCTGATTCATCGGCATGCCAATGCCTAAGCCAGTGCTTTCCCAGTCGTGGCGGCTGTTTCGTTCTAATTCCATGCACATGTTCATGAAGTATGTTAGTAGCTCTTCGGCGACTACAGTCCTGACATTTTTTCCATGGCGGATCTTCTCCAAGTTGACCACTTGAGCCTTCGCAAACGCCTTATGGAACATTGTGGGGTATTTACCTGATGCAAGTCGATCTTCGATCATTTCGAAGAGAGCATCTGTAATCCCCGCATCCTCCAATTCCCGGCGAGTCTTGTATAGTGATATCCATGGTGAACCAGGGGCATACTTTGACTTGTAGTACGCCAAGACCTGATTGGGTGTCATGATTTGCATGTCGGCGAGAGCTGGTTTATACTGCTCGAAAAGAGCATCCGCAACTTCATGAGCTAATACTTTGTCAGGCACATCTAAATATTGGGGAGTGTACCTGAATGTGCTTCGGAATAACGGGTCGTTTTGTCTGGTTAGGAAAACGCCGTCTCCACTTACTGGTATGCCTGCCTCTCTGTAGACTCGATTTCGGTCGTCATTTCTCTCTGTCGTGACATATTCTCCGGGTTTTAACCCCAGGTACTCTGCTTGT